ATGATCGACGAACGGATCGCCGGGCACCTGCGCGTCGTGAGGGCGACCACCCGCGCGTTATGCGCTCAATCACATAGGGGAACCATCAACTACATGATGCAGGCCGGAACCAAAATGAGCCGCTACGAAGTGGAGTACGGGAACATCCAGGGGATACCCCTTTCCGAAACCCTGACCGGGCTGACCATCGCCAAGGTCATTGAGGTGCTCAACAAACTCACCACGCCGATACGCGACAGCGCGATCGGCGGCCCGATTGAGTTTATCGCGTCAATGGACGTGTTTACCGCGATTAACAACGCGGCGGCAACCCAGCACCAGTACACCGTGGTTCCGGGGCCGGGGAAAATCAGCGTCGCCGGGTTTGAAATCCTCCTGGACAACGACTCTTGGTTCGACATTGACGAGAACAACGTGCAGACCAAGAAGTCGATGGTCGAGCCGCTGGAGCTGATGGCGCGCGCAAAAAACGCGGGGCAAAAGCTGCTTTACCTGAAGCTGGATGACGTGGTAATGAACCAGGCGGTTCCTCTTTACTGTTTTACCAAAACACGCACCGACCAACGGGGCGAAGACCTGTACATCAAGAGCAAGCCCTTCCCGTTGATTAACCGCAAGGGTATCACCATTGCGAGATTCGCGGGGTAGGCAGGGGATTGAGGCCGGGAATTATTCCGGCCTTACCCCTAAAAAAATTATAATAACAGTTGACCTTTTTGGAGATATGTGGTACTTTAAGAGTACCATACTACTAGCGACGCCGCGGTCGCATTAACGCGGTTTTTTTATGCCCTTTTCAAAACCCTGCGCTTGCGCTCAAGGTTTTCAATGGGTATCCGACTATTGAATATAGCCGACCATCCGGCAGTCGTGAGGCCCGGGCGCTCTAGTAGGCGTGGTAATGGTCGGCTTTTTATTTGCCGACACACCAAACTACTAGGAGGTTCCGTATGGAAACCTACGTCTTTTTTCCCGAAGCCAATGTCGGCTGCATACAAATTACAAACGATGCTATGACCCCCACATTTCGAGTGGGAAGTTACGTCGCCATTACCCCCTGTAATTGGGAAGGGGATGCCGTTTACGCCGCTAAAGTGGGAGGGGTGATTCAAATAAAAAGAATCATGTGGACTCCCCAGGGGTTTCTTGTTATAAGCGACAATAAGGCATACCCTTCATATACGGTTAAGCCCGATGAAATAGTAATCATTGGCAGGGTTTCAAAACCATTCAACAAACTTTGATTATTTACATAATAAGGGGGTAATGATAATTATGCGGAAGAAATATTTGCCAAAAGATATAGTTCTTCAAAAATGGAAAGAACGAGGATATTCAGGATCACAGATAGCCAGACGGTACAACGTGAGTAAACATACAGTACAGAGGGCTTTTAAAAAAGCCGGAATATCGTTACAGGAAAAAAGGGATTTTCCCATAACAAAAGAGTTCTCTGATTTTATTAACGGTTTGTTACTGGGCGATGGGCATATGGGTGTTTCTTCATTGTACAGAAAAAGCGACCTAAAACCAAAAGGTGCAAAATATGCACATTGCGATAAAAATGGAACATATTTATTGTGGCTAAAGAAAGTTCTTGAAGCATTTGGAATAACATCACCCCCCGTAAGACAGATAGATACTTATTGTTTGGAGTCTTTTATTGTTTCTGGGCTCTTAATATTTTGGAAAACATGGTATCCCCACGGCAAGAAAGAAATCCCAAGTGACATTGTTTTTACTCCTATAACGCTTTTCAATTTGTTTTTGGGTGATGGGTGTTATGCCAAAGGAAAATATAAACGTATCTTTATAACAAAACTCGACTCCTGTTGGAAACAAGTCATATCCGATGCGCTTCATAATCTTGGTATAAATAATACTATACACAAACGGCATATTTTTATCTTAAAAAATTCCCATGAAAGATTTTTCCAGTACATCTGCGAAATCCCCTACTTTATTCCAAAAGCATATTACTACAAAATACCGCCAGAATACATACAATACAATCGATGCTGGGCACTGATAGAAAAGTACAAGCGTTCTGGGAACGCCCGCCCTTAATATATCCATGCCATAATTACTTATGCCGGAAACAACAATTACGATAGATGATCTCAAAAAAGAATTAACCGCACAGGATTTTAATACCGCGTCATTTGATGACAAGGATGTGGCGGAGCGGGCTATTCACAAAGCGGTGATCTGGGTCTACGGCAAAGTGAAATCAACCGGCAATGAGTATGACGAAGCCAATGAGGTAATCCGTGACATCGTACTTAAACGCGCCGTGTACGAATTGTTTTCATATCTGGGCATTGAGAGCCGCGCCAAAGCCAAGGAAGAAGACGCCGCCGACTTAATTGAAACGTATTTTGGCAGTATCGCTACCAAACACAATGACGGCCCCGGCCCCGCGGGCGGCGTTGTCATAACCACGGAGCCGCCGCGTTATGGGGGTTAAGGTACTACACCGCCCGCCCGATTACGCGCAACGGCTCGGCGCGGGGCTGGCCCCGGTAATGAAAAAAGCGGCGATGTATTTACAAAGCAGCGCGAATAAAAAAATTAACGCGGGGATTGCCCCCGCAAACGCGCCCTTGACGCAGGAAGTGAAGCAGGGCAGCCAAACCTTGCGTGACCGCGGCGAGCTGGCGCAAAGCATCGCCCCGCATTCCGGCGATTTGTGGGCGGACGCGAGTACTAATCTGGCGTACGCGAGAATTCAGCAGGAAGGCGGAACGATAACGCCCAAGAATGCCAAGGCTTTATTTATTCCGGCTGGCGCGAAAACCAGAACCTTAATGCGTTCGTATGGCGCGTCCACGCCGGGCAAGCTGATCAAGGCGATGGAAACAGACTACGGATTTTTCAGGGCGGGGCGGGTTTTCTTCGCGTATAAAAAAGGAAAGGGCAATAACAAAGGCAAAGAATTCGCGCTGTTTATCATATCACATTCAGTAAAGATTCCGGCGCGGCCGTTTTTATATATCGACGAAAAAGACGAAGCGTATCTGATGAAACTGATACAAGGCGGCGTAATGGGAGCGCTGGGAGGGAAAAAATAACATGGAAAAAATTATTAACGCCCTGCAGGAAGGCATCCGTAATCTGGGGCTGGAGGCAATTGTCGCGCCGCAAACCGCGACGGCAAACCGCCCGCGGATAGAACTGTTTCTGGCGGGAATAGTACCCGCCGGCATCGACAACCAGAATCCCGAAAAAGGAAAACTGGGCTGGGAGCGGATTACCTTTAACGCGGTATTCTCAAGCGGCGGCACTCACCTCCAATGGGTAGCCGATACGATTATCGCGTTACGCAAACTAATCGCGTTAAACGACAGCCCGATGAGGATATTCGTTAAAGCAGATGAAATCTATTGCCTTGATGTGTGCTGGAAACGGCTGAACGCCGGACGCTTCGAGTATCCTGATCAAGAAGAGTCATCCATGCCGGTACGGTATACCGAATCCTGGGAAGTTTTGGTTGCGTATCCGGCGCATATTATAGGGCCAAGTCCGCAGGACAACCCACAGGAGGAATCATGAGACCGACCGGAAAAGAAGGGTTTTTGTACGGGGTGAAATTCGGCGCCCCGTTGATTGGAAGCGGGACCGCGAAAGTAACGGCGGACGGGTGGTACAAGATACAGAGCCGCGCCGTGACGGGCAGCGGCATACCGGGCAAGGACCCGGCGGAAGAAAACGCCAGAAACTTGCAGGCGGGGGACGTATACTTCGCCAAAAAAGACCAGACTCTGGCCGTCGGCGACAGCCTCATCCCCATGACGCTCAAGAAGCTGTCATTCACCACGGACGTAAGCGCCGCCGCGCAGGGGCAGGCTATCGACGTTACCACCCAGATCGACGTGGAGACCGGGGCGCGGGCTTTTGAGCCGTCGGCGTTCAAGGATCAGTCGGGAAACATCAACGGCCTGGTGGACGTTGACAGCGAGGAACAGCGGGAACTTATCGGCGAATTCAACCTTGTCATCACCCAGGACGGCAGCTATGTAAGCGTCCGCAAATCGGATTCCAAAGTACACCACTTCATGATTTCCTACCGTGAAACCAAAATTACCGGAGAAACCGAAATGTGGCGGTATTTCCCGGTCATCGTGGAATCATTCCAAATGGACAAACCGGTGGACGGCGTGGTGCCGTTTAATTTCAATTACAAAGTTGACGGCAAAAACAGGCCGGCGGTTATCTACCGCACGGTGTAACGGGGGAAACGCATGAAGTTTACCGCGCTGAAAAGTTACGTTTTTTATCCCGATGTCAACGGCAACCTTGACCTGCCGGAAGCCGAGCGGCTGTCGGTGGAGATTACGCGGCCTACCGCCGAGGATTTCGGGACGCTCGCGTCGCTGGAAGTCGCGCAGAAAAATCATAAGGATGATGTGGACAGAACTGTTTTCAGGTTTAACGTGCCTAAAATTCTCCGGCGTTATGTCGGGCGCATTAAAAATTTGACGGTCGAAGACGCAGATGCTCCGAGGGGGGATAAAAAAATAACCACCGGGGAAGAACTGGCGGAAGCGAGTTTCGCCGGAATGTTCCTGTTGGCAAACGCCATCTGTACCGAAGTCTGCGCCGAGCGCATATCCGACGCGCAAAAAAAAATCTCCGAACCGGACTCGGCCTCCTCTGGGACGGGTGGCACGAACGGGAATTAAGGCCGGAGTTCGCGCGGGAAAGAATTCTGCTCCGTGACCGGGTTATACGGCAGGGTGAGGTAAAAAATTACCTCACCCCTGAATTTTATACGGCCTATAACTTGTGGGCAAAAATAAAACGGTACGGCTGGCCGCACGGCCAGGGCTGGATCAACGAACCGGCCGCCCTGGTGGAGATGGTTGAGATTTTTGACACCGAGCTTGACTTGTTGAAAGAAAGGGATCGGGAGAACAATGCAGGTAACAGACGAGCTGCGGGTGCTGGTTGAGGCGGAAGTCGCCCAGGCTATCGAAAATTTTAAGAAGCTCGGCGGAAGCGTTGAGGGCGCGGAACACAAAACGCAATCCCTTGGCGACGCGCTCGATTCCGTTTCAAAAAAGGCGGTACTCATTTCGGCGGCTGTCGGCGGCGCCGGAATCGCGGCGGTCAAGTTTGCCGGCGAAAATGAAAAATTAAAACTGTCCCTCAAAAACATGCTCGGCTCCGCCGATGAAGCGTCCGCCGTATTTGAGGAATGGCGCAGGCTCGGCGCTTCCCCCGGCCTTTCCGCTGACGAGGTGTTTGATCTGGGCCGGGCGATGGTGAACATGGGGCATGATACCGCGTACGCCACCCAAACCATCCAAATGCTCGGCGACGTGGCCGCGGGAACCGGCAAATCTTTCGGAACCGTATCGGGGGCGTTTGAGCACGCGCGCGCCCAGGGAAAACTGACAACCCGCGACCTGGTAAGCCTCCAGCAGCAGGGCATTCCGGTCCTCAAACAACTGGCGAAAGAATTGGGAACGTCCGAAGAAGGCGTGCGCCAGTTGGCGGCCCAGGGCAAAATAGGCTTTTCCGATCTGGAGAAAGCCTTCCGGTCGATGACCGGCCCGGGCGGCCAGTTCGCCGGCATGATGAACGAACTCTCCGGCACGGCTCTGGAGAAATTCAAAACCGCCTCGAATGAAGCGAAACAGGCGCTCGCATCCTTCGGGGAAATGATGCTGCCTATGGCGGCGGATTTACTGGACGGCGCAAGTTCATTACTGCGGGGCATTACCGACATGGACGAGGGAACCAGGCGGTTTGTTCTCGGCATGGGCGGGGTGGTCGCCATTTCGGGTCCGGTTATCGCGGCAATTAAAGGAGTGACCGCCGCCATGACCGTTGCCGCGGCCAATCCGTATATGCTGGCAATCGGCGGGACTATAGCGGCCGCCGGCATAATCGTGGGCATTATTAACAAGCAGGCGCACGCGTATGAGGATTTGAATACCCAGATACATAAAACAAAAACCGAAGCCGACAGCCTGTTGCGGTCTTACGCGGGTGGCAACGACGCAAAATTACTTGACAAAGAAACAACCGAGGAGCTTATCAGGTTATACCCCAGTTTGGCTGATAAAATTAAAGCATACGGGCTAACCGTCAAAGATGCAACCGAAATAATCAAAGAGAATACCAATGCTGAAATTATCAATCTCGCTACGAAACATATAGAAAAACTAAAAAAAGAAGCGGAAGCCGCTGAAGGGGCGGCGGCGGCTTATGAAAAATACCGGGTCAAAGCCCTTAAAAATATTGAAATAGCCGAAAAAATGGGGGAGGCGTTCAAAGCAAAAGAATTCAAGGACTCTATTGAAACCTATAAATACGGATGGGACGAGGCGGTAAAAAAGGCCGGAAAAACACGGCGCGAAATAAACGCGGAACTGGCAAAAATCGGAAAAACCCTGGGCCAAGATTTTGCGATTGTTGACATCCCCGTCACCATATCTGTTGACACCACAAGCCTTGAAACGCCGTCTGTTTCTGAAGTGGTAAAAAAACGCTGGCAGGACTGGTACGGTGAAATAACCAAAATCGATCCCTCTTCTTTCGGGGATTCAGGCGCGCGGGCGGCGGAACTGTATCTTGCCGAATTCAGCCGGTCCTTTGAAGCGGGTAAAACCGTGTTTACCGCATTAGGCGAAGAATTCGATATCGCCGGGGCGCTGCGGAACCGCCAGGGGGAAATTCAAAAAGTTCTTGTTGAAATGTTTTCCATCGATCCTGCGGACATAGACCGGTCGTTTGAAGCGGCAAGCGAGCCGGTAAAGCAGCTTATCGCCGAATACAAACGCCTGACGCCGGAGATCAAAAAGGCGGATGACGCCATGAAAGCCGCCGCCGCGCAAAAAGAATACGCGCAGAAAATCGAAGACCTGCGGCAAAAAATCACGGACTTCGGAAAATCGGAGGTTCAGCTCGCGTATGATACAGCTATCGCGAATAAAGCTCTTCCCGAACAGGCGAAGGAGATTGCCAAACTTACCGGCGAATTCCAACGGACGGAAATTATAGCCGAGTATGACCGGCAGATACAGGAATTAACCATGACAGAAAAAGAACTGGCTATGGCGACCTTCGCCGCCACGGGGGCGACGTTAGACCAGTTAGTCGCTTTCAGCCAGCAATTTGATCTGCGCGGTAAAATTCAGCAAGCCTTAGAACTGGAAAAAACAATCAAAGATATCGAAAAATCGCTGGTCAATCTGGGCGCGGGCGCAACTTTGACCGGTATAGAAACGCTGGGCAGCGCGCTGGGCAAAGGCGCCAATGCCGGCGATGCGATGCGGGACGCGCTGGTCGCCATGCACATGGAAATTCTCAATGCCCTGCCAAACCTGTTTTTGCAGGCGGGGCTGCAGCTTATCTCCCAGGGCGAGTGGCCGCTGGGGCTGGGCTTTATCGCCGCGGCGGGATCAACGGCGCTGATCAAAGGCTATGTCGGCGGCAGGATCGAAGCAGAACAGGCCGCCGCCCAGGCGAACGCCCACGGCAATATCTTTGACGCGGACGGTATTCACGCCTTTGCCCACGGGGGAACCTTTACCAACCAGATCGTGCAAAAGCCGACGCTTTTTACGTTCGCCCGCGGGACCGGCCTGATGGGCGAGGCGGAGCCGGAGGCGATAGTGCCGCTGAAGCGCATGGCAAACGGCGATCTCGGCGTCACGGCGAACGGAAGCGGGGCGAATGTAACGGTCACCGTTATTAATAATACCGGCGCCGAGGTGGAAACTAAAGAATCTGTCGCGCCGGACGGTTCTCGTCAACTGGAGATTTTCATCGGCGGTTTGGTTAACAAACATATAGCCTCGGGTAAAGCCGACCGTGTTATGGGCGGCCGCTTCGGGACACGGGCGGTGGGGGTGTAAATGGCGAATATTTATTGGCCGGAAATATTGCCCAAAACCCTGCTCTTAAACGGCCTCTCCAAACAACCGCAAAGCAGCGTTATTCGTACCACGATGGACGCGGGGCCGAAAAAAGCGCGCCGGCGCTATACGGCAAGTAGTGTTAAATTTTCCGGCAAAATAATTCTGGACACGGAGCAGCGGGAAATTTTTGAATGGTTTTACCATACCATTCTTGCCGACGGCGTACTGCGGTTTAATTTTACCGATCCGATTACTCTTGAGACGGGCGAATTCCGCTTTACCGCCGATTATACCGCCGCCGCCCGTGACGGTTTCTTTGAAGTTACCATGCCGCTGGAGCGCCTATGAGCCGCATATCTCAAGCGGCTGTCGCCGCGGTTACCGCGCCGGAAACCGAAAAAGTATTTCTGCACCTGCTCACTGTCGAAACGTCAGGCGGGGCGGCGCTGCGCTTTGTTGACAATAACCAGAATATCACCTCACGGGGGAATGAATTTTCTGCCGCGGGTTTTTCCCTCATCCTGCCGGAGCAAACCGATAACGCGCCGCGGCCCTGCCGGCTGGCTATTGACAATACCGACGTGTCCATTTTTCAGGCTATTAAACAGGCCGTGGGGCAGGACGTGTTTGTTACCGTCTGCGTCATCATGGCAGACACGCCGGACATATATGAACGCGGGCCGCTTAAATACCGCCTGCGCAACGTGCGGGCAAGTAAAGAAGCCATTGAGGGCGAAGTGTACGACTTTTATCTTTTGGATCGCAAGTTTCCTAAAGATACCTACACGCCGGAAGATTTTGAAGGGATGTTTTTTTGATGATGTACGAATGGGTAAAAAACTATATCGGTATCCCTTTTGTTTCCAACGGCAGAACGGCGGAAGGCTGCGACTGCTACGGGCTGGTCCGGCTCGCGCTGGGTAACGAATACGGAGTCAGGCTGCCGGAACTGTCGGACGATTATGAAAACGCGCTTAACATCGCCGAAACGGCCAAACTCTTCGCCGAACATCTGCCGGTGCTTGCCGCGAAAAAATTAACGGAGCCGCGGGAACGGGCCGTCGTCGTCATTACCGAACACGGGCATCCCTGCCACCTCGGCATTGTCGCCGGCGGCGGGTTTATTCTGCACACCGGCATAAAAACCGGATCGGTCTGCCAGCGGGCGGCACATCCCGGCCTGCGGGGCCGTATCGAGGGGTATTACCATGTCGGTTAACGTTATCGCCGAACTTCATCCCGCCAGGCGGACCCGAGTAAACATTACCGCCAGTCCAAAACCGATAGCGGATATTGTGCGGGAACTCAATTCCGGTTTTCCCCTCTCGCAGGCACGGGTATGCCGCAACGGTGAAATTGTTAAAGATTTTTCGATAATGGCCAATGACGGCGATATGCTTGCGATCAAGTTTGTGCCGTATGGCAGCCCGCAGGAAACCGGGTCGGGAATGAAGGCCGGCGGCATGGTGTTGGCAATCATCGGCTTTGCGATTGGCGCGGGGTTCAGTTGGACAGGAGTCGGCGCGGCGGCAGGAGTGGCGCTTATCGGCGCCGGCATCGGCATGCTCGCCGGCGGCACGGCCTTAATGAACATCAATATCCCTTCCATGAAGGACCGCGAGAAACCGGAACAAGACCCCTCAATCCGCGGAGGGAAAAACCAGTCGCGTCCCCACGGCAGAATCCCCGTCCTCTTTGGGCGGCACCGAATCTATCCCGACCTCGCCGCCAACCCCCACACGACAATAATCGGTAACGCGCAGTTCTTTACCCAGCTTTTCTGCGGCGGCTATAAAGACTGCGTTATCGACCTTGCCAGCCTCAAACTCGGCGACACGCCGCTGGTCGATCTGTCACACACCAAAAATATCGACCAAATTCTTGCCGGCGCGGATCCGCTGGTCAGGCTGGAAATACTCCAGAACGGCGCAGAATCCGAACTGTACCCCCATTGCGTCCATGAGGACATGATCAACGCGGAATTAAAAAACATGGTGGAGGACGGCGAGGGAAACAGAACCCCCGGTGAGATCATCCGCGACACGCCGGATAATACCGACAAAATCAACGTGGACATTTTCTTCTACAACGGGCTGGGCGCATACGACGATCAAGGCAATCTGGGCTTCATGTCCGTAGAGGTCAAGGCTTCCTATAAAAACGCGGATGATGATTCCCCCTGGCAGAGCCTCGGATTTTTTAACAATGATACTAATATTATTTACGGCGCGGAACTTAAAACCAAACGGTGTCAGATTACCAAAGAGGGCCTTGAGCCCGGCAAATACAAGGTCAAAATCGAGCGGGTAAGCCCCGATTTTGCCAACAGCAAAATTATCGACCAGGTGTATGTGGGTTCAATCAGGTCGATGAAGTCCGCGCGCCCCATCCGCGCGGAACGCCAACAGAACCTGACGATTATCGCCCTGCGGGTCATGGCAACCGCCAAAGTCAGCGGCATAGTTGACAGCTTCAACTATATCGCCACTTCAAAACTGCCGGTGTATTCCGGGAACGGCGGCCATGCCGGTTCCGGCGCGCTGTATTGGCTTGATGCCGCCCAGACCCGCAACCCCGCTGCTGCTCTGCTGTATGCCCTGCAAGGCACAGCCGCGCAGCAGTCCGTTGAGCCCGGCGACATAGACTGGCCCTCTCTTGAGACCTTTTTTACCTGGTGTGAACAAACGGACGACGACGGCGATTACCGGTATACCTGTGACGCGTACATCTCCGAATCCGTTACTATCGCCGAACTCATACGGATGATCGGCAGTACCGCCCGCGCCGATATTTTGCGAATCGATTCAAAAATTTCCGTCGTGCAGGATATTAAGCGGCCTTCCCCTATGCAGTTGTTTACTCCCAAAAACTCAATTTCTTACAGCATCGCCATGTTCAGCGCGGACATTCCCGACGCTATAGCCCTGCGGTTTATTGACGAGGAGGCGGGGTACGCGCACAACGAACTGCGGGTATACAACACTGCCGGCGGCAACCCTGTCACCGGCGCCGAGCCGGATACCGTCCAGAAAGTCGATTTGTGGGGCGTTACCAATTCAAAACAGGCGCGGCGCATCGGCATGTACAATTACGCCTGCCTGAAAAACCGCCCCTTCGTTCACACCGTTGAGGTTGACATCGAATACCTGCTCTGCAATAAAGGCGACTGGATACAGTATGCGGGGGATATCGCCCTCGCCGGATCAACGCAGGGCAGAATCAAGGGTGTCATTTGGGTGGACGGAGTATGTATTGGCATCGACACGGACGAGCCTATGGTTATGACCGAAGGTAATCAGTACGCCGTGCGCATACGGCGGTCGGACGGGACTATCATCCTTAAGGACGTAGTGTTCAGTTTGGGGAAACGTCATGAAAAATCCATCACCTACCGCCCGGGCGAGAATGAAAAACTATACGAGCCGTTTATCGGCAAGATGTACGCGGTTGATGAAAATGACAACGTATATTACGAGCCTGAAAACATTCTCTTTTTCATTGAGCCGTTTGAGGAGGCGGACGCGCCGAAAGCCGGCGACATCTACGCGTTCGGCGTCAGGGACTACGAAGCCCTTGATTTAATTATTACGGACATTGCGCCGGGGCAGAATCTGACGGCGGTTCTTACCTGCGTGGAATACAGCCCGGAAATTTTCGGCGTGGATCAGAGCGGCTTTATCCTGCCCGATTTTGTAAACAGGATTACCCCGGTTTCCGGCGCCGCGGATTCCGGCGTTGTAAACCCCGACCGCTGGCGGTCTTTTTTCACATACCACGACGACGAAGACGAGCCGGCCCGGCCTTCAGGCGACGGGCAGGGCCGCGGCTGGCATCATATTGAAACGTTCCGGTCGGTCTGGCAGTCAACAAAAACGGCGGAGTCGGTTGAAAGCGGGGAATGGGGGCTGCCGGTAAGGATACGGGCCGAACGCGGCAGCGATGACGTTACGCCGATTTGGCTGTCTCTTTTGCCGCAGAACATAACTCTGGAAACCGACGGGGGCGGCAATGTACTGGCCGGCCTCTTGCCCTTTACCGTCCAGGCCAGGCTGTTCAAATGGAATTCGCTTTTGACGGACGTCAGATTTTTCCTTGTTGGCGCGCCGTTGGGGGTATCCATAAACTTAACAAGCGGCGTTCTAACCGTGAGCGCTGCCGCCGTCCTGGGTGAGACAAACAAAATCACCGTCCGCGCCGAATACCAGGGTGCGGCATATACCGCGACGCTTTGTATCGACAAGAGCGTTAACAATTTTGCGCCCCGCTATCTGGGAACGGTAGAAGCGTTGTCAACGTCGCCTACAGTAATAATTATCAAGGGACCCGCAATCGGGATAGCGCAGGCCAGGCAGGGGGATTACGTGCTTGCCGTCGCGGCGGCCGGCGGCAGATTGGCCGGAAGCGTTTTCCAGTGGAGCGGCGCGGCCTGGGAATACCGACCGCCGCAAAATTACGCCAATCTTTACATCAACTGTTTTAAGGACGGCCTTGACGTGCCGGCGCTGTCGCGGGACATTGGCTGGTTCGGCGGCGTTATGGCCGGGCTTATCTGCGCCCAGGCGGGTTTTATTGAAAAGCTGGAATCGCAGGTAATTAAGCTCAATATGGGCGGGGTAATTTACGGCGGTAACAAATTTCTTGAAAACGGGAATGTAAACGCGCAGGCCGCCGCCGGCGCGAAAGGGTTCTGGCTTGGCGCCAACGGCGAGGTAAAACTGGAAAAGGCAACGGTCAGCGGAGATGTCACCGCAGAAAGCGGAGTATTCCACGGTCGTATTGAAGCGGAGGAGGGGTATTTTAAGGGCAGACTTGTCGGGGCAGAAGGTGATTTTTCGGGGACGTTAAACGCAAACAACATTGACATGAACGGAGTACATCGGGTTGGAAATGCCTCTACAGAAATTTCTAATCCATATACAGTCGCTTATGATAATAAACCCACAAATAATAAAAATGCTATAAATTTGTCGCCTTTCGGTTATGCAGTAAAAGTTTTAAGAATAGCAGGAAGAGGAAATATAAGATTAAGAGCAATATATAGAGGAAGGGTCGGATATTTCGTTCAACCTAAAAACGGCGCGAGTGGCACTGGTAATTCTTATTATTTCCCCAACCATAATACTTTATCCGAGGGCTGGTCAAATGAGATTGTAAGCCTTCCAGATGATATAAATATAATATATATGTATGCGTATGATTGGGATCAGGGTGGCGGAACTGTTCATACCTTTGACAATACTATCTTTGAAGCCAGAACATCAAATAATCCCGGACTATTCCGGGATATGTCATCCCCGTTCTAATCATCCCATGAGAATTCATACTTAACCCCTTTTGAGGTGTTGCCAAATTTATCAACACATTTAATAATTACAAATAAATCATTTGTAAAAGCGGCTTTGAATGAAAAACTATCATTAGTTAAAACAAAATCTTTATACCAGCCAGAGAGAAAATCTGTGTTAACGGTAGAAGAAAATAATATATCTTCTCCTAAATTATGTTTCTGAAACAATTCGATTTGGATGTAGTCAAATCCATTACTGGGAGTTGTCCATGTTATTATAAAATTTCTAAAAAAGGTATCATCAAAATGCGTATGACTTACCCCTGTTACTTCAAACGGGTACACGCCGTCAGGGTAGGGGTTGGGTTCCGGGATAATGAAAGGGGGTGTTTCCATACCCCCATTTTGACATGAAACAAAAACAAACGCCGCCGCCAGAGCGGTAATAATAATCTTTTTCATATTAACTCCCTGTAATTTTTATTATATAGCAACTACCATTAACGGTCAACGCCGGTGCCTTTATCCCTGTTAGAGTAATCGCCCGCCACGCATGATACAATATCCCCATGTACAAGAAAACCGAATGGAAAGCCCGCAAGGGTTATAACCTCAACAGGTTTGAAAAATCGCAGGAAACCAGCAAGTCGGTCATTTTGGAAAACGTGCCGACTGCGGTAACCGAACAGGGAACCCCTTTTTCCGTGGAAAACATGAATAATATTGAGGATGGAATAGCCGCGGCGGACGCGGCAATTTCGACGCATAGTGCTAACAAGAACAACCCCCATGAAGTAACAAAAGCACAGGTAGGGCTGGGGAATGTCCAGGATGTTAACACGACAAACGCGGCAAACATAAAAACTACCCTCACAGATGCGGCAGAGTCAAGTATCTTAGTTGAAACAACTAAAGATTCCCCAATTTCCACATTACTACAAACAATACGCAATAATTTAAAATATTTATTTAACAATAAAGCAAACAATACCGATGTAGTAAAATTAACAGGCGATCAAACTGTAGCGGGTAAAAAAACATTTTCTACTATTCCGGAACTTCCGGCAAGCGATCCTACGTCTGACAATCATGCGGTACGCAAGGCATATGTTGACGCGCTTATCCAAGGATTAGACCCAAAAGGAAGCTGTAAAGCCGCAACAACGGCGAACATAACGCTTTCCGGTACACAAACTATAGACGGCGTAGCAGTTGCGGCAGGCGACCGTGTATTGGTTAAAAACCAAACAACGGCATCGGCTAACGGTATATATGTTGTCGCGACCGGAGCATGGACAAGGGCGGCGGATTTTTCAACGGGAAAAGTTACACCCGGTGCGTATGCTTTTGTTGAACAAGGTACTATAAACGGGGACACCGGGTGGGTTTTAGTGACCGACGGAACAATCACTGTAGGCACGACAGCTCTTTCGTTTACTCAATTCAGCGCGGCAGGGGTGATTTCGGTTTCCGCTGACGATCCTCTTTCCGTTGTAAAAACGGGGCAAGATTATAAAGTTTCGTTGAAAAATTTGGCAACAACTGCCGGAAATGCCACAAACGGCGCAACGCAATTAGTGGCTGGAAATAATCCAATAGGAACTATTCTGCAAAGATTGATTGATAATATATCTCATTTATTTGCCAATAAGGTTGACAAGATAGCCGCGATTACCGCCGTAACGACCACCGCCGCGAAAAAGATAGCTTTTAACGCGCAGGGGCAGATCACTGGAGCAGCGGATTTAACAGCGCTGGATTTTGGGCGTGGCTACGGTACCAGCGATACCGCTGCGGCTACCGCGGCTAAAGTTGGAACCCTTACAGGTTTTGTCCGCAGCACGGGGGCGATTGTCGGCATTAAATTTACCAATGCCAACACCGCCTCAAGTCCCACGCTGAACGTGAATACAACCGGCGCCGCGGCAATCATCGATTACCGAACAAATGCCGCGCCGGTTTCCGGAGCTATGGGGGCAATCGTTCATTCTTTCCAGTTTGACGGAACAAACTGGGTATTACTCAACCCGCTGGTAACCGCGGCGGGAGGCGGACTTACTGCGGTTGTCCGTGACGACACATTACAAGGTAACGGCACATCGGGTAATCCATTAAGTGTGGTTGGTTTGAAAATGTTCGCTAATATAAGTCTTGATGCAGACCCGCACAAAGAAATGCAGATAATAGGCATGGAGGGGAGTGATATGCCCGGTGCTCCCGAACCCGGCTGGGGCTATTGTCTTCATTTTCAACATAGAGCCAACACTCACTATGCCCGGCAAATATTTCTTCCGTTTTTTAATGACGATATTTATACCCGTAGCATCTGTCAGGGAACAATCGGAGGATGGGTAAAACTTGTATCAGAAAACAGCGATAAAGTTATGTTATCACGCGGCCGGGTGACAAGTGATTTTAATTCGTACATTTTACCAGGCATATGGTGGTTCAACACGGGCGACGGATGTTTGGCTTCGCTGGCCAATCAGCCTTATGCGGGATTTGGGATGCTGACGGTCGAAAGGTCGGGGGATTTTTGTACGCAAACGGTAACATCATTGGCAAACGTAAAGTATACGAGAACCGTCAGGCTAAACGCCAGTTCATGGACCTCGTGGACCAAATCCGTATCAGAAAACAGCCCTGTATTTTCCGGCACGCCTAAAATTGGCAGTGATCCAGTTGCGGTTGTTGCCAATACAAGTAGTCCTCAAAATAAAGATTTACCGGTTGGTACCTATATCATGGTTTGTATGCCTGGGTACATAGAAGACGCTCCGGTTCTCAATGGGGAAGTATACCCATACATCAATACTTCAAACAATAAATTCTATACAACACAATCATCTTCAAACCTTGCGTTAAGTGGAACCTGGAGGTCGTGTGGCCTTGCTGGAAGAGTACATGGATTTAGCGATGCTTTATCGGTGCTTTGTCGCCGAGTTTTATAAATTCATAAGGAGGAAAATATGATTGTAAACGCGAAAAATCCCCGCTGGACAAGTTCCGGCAAAACTTCCATTAAGTTGGAAGTACAATTAACAGGAACAGAGGAATGGGTTCCCTTCGTGGCATCTCCGACGGACTGTACCGAGTACGGCCCGATGCTGTACAACTTTGCCCTAAACGGCCTATTCGGTGAAATTCTGGCTAGTGACGAGGAGAGAATTATTGCCGGAGAACTGCCGGTACCCGAAGGGTATATTGTGCAGGACGGGAAACTCGTTAACCTGGCCGCATTGGAACAAGAAGCGACTGCCGTATTGCAGCGCCGCCTGGGGGAACTGCAAACGCCGGAAGCCCTGGCGCAGGCGGAGATTGACGAGGATTACGCGACAAAACGCAAGATAAAAATTGCCGCCCTGCTGGCGGTAAAACAGCAAGCCGGCTGGCCGGTAACGGTGGAATGGCCGGAATGAACGTACTGACTGTATCGCTTATATCGGCGTGTAACTACTCTTGCTGGTACTGCCCGGTGAAAAAATGGTTAATGCCCATTGAGGAATGGCAATCCAAACGACATCTTAACAATGCCGCTTTACTGCAATGGCTGGACAAATACCTTGATCCAAATGAATGGTTTATTGAACTGACGGGCGGCGAGCCGGGCCTGTATCCTGAAATAGATACGCTTGTACCCGCGCTTGCCGACCGGGGCTATAACGGCATGATTAAAACCAACGGATCGCTGCCGTTACCGGTAAACTCACATTTTCCCCGCATTACGGCATGGCATCAGGGAGTAGAGAAAATTCCGCCCTATTATGACAGCATTGTTATTATCGAAAATTCCAGAGACTGCTGGGAGGAAAAAGCAGCGTATTGCAAAGAGCATGACGTACCGTATAAAACGGTACTGTTTGACCGGCAGTACGAAGGGCAAAAATCTTGTCCGGCGTATGACAGTGATAACAAAACGGAGCAATATCTGCATATTAACAGCCGCGGGCAGATAACGCCGTGCCCGCGTGTCGCTGTCGAGGTACGAGGAGAGTGTTACACCGTTTTCAATATGTTGCCGCCGGTTCCGCTCAAATTGTCGGATAGCTGTCCGCGGTGCAAAAATATCCATGATGTGGAGTTGTTTATATGAGATTATTTGAGCTGGTACTTTATCAGTCATGTAACTATAAATGCGCCGATTGCCCCATGACAAAATGGCTCTATGAACCCGGCGAATTATTTGAAGACGGCTCAAGGAAAAATTCTATTACCAATGATTTACTATTGCAATGGCTGGACAAATATCTTGATCCAAAAGAATGGTTTATCGAGATCACCGGCGGCGAGCCGGGCCTGTATCCTGAGATAGAAGCATTAATACCCGCATTATCTGAAAAGGGATATAAAGGACTGATAAGAACGAATGGGAGTCAGGTCATTCCCGGTCTGCCTGGTTTTAAGCGTGTAGCTGCCTGGCATAAAGACCAGCCGTTTCCCGTTTCCTATGATTTTATTTTGTTACTGGAAAATCCCGATGACGATTGGAAACGCAAAGAACAGCATTGTAAAGACAAAGCTATACCTTATGCCGTATTCCCGTATAAATTTTTCTCTACGGATTGTTCACAGACCACTACGTACCCGCCCAAAATAAATAGTTTATTCCGGGAGATGACGACCATGTTTTCATCCGGCGCGCTGGGCGGGTGCTTTACAAGCGCTGCCGATTCAATCAACGGCCCGGCTCTACACAAAATGAGCGAGCCCGTAATCAGGGAAGTATGCGGAATGTGCGGGAATATTGAAGCGATTGAATATTTTATAAACAACGCTCCCGGATTCCGGGAAGCGTTCGGGATAACTGATGCTGATATTTTGCCACATACTGCCTATATTGTTTACCCATTATTAACCGCCGACAGCAAATGGGTGGATAAAGAGGGGAATGTTGTAGGGGTATTAGGCGATGATATATCGGGGATACCCAGGGAGCAGGTATTTACATAACAATGGGGAGGGGAAAATGTATGATTTATCAATTATAAACGACATCAAGCATGAGCCGTTAGCGTTGCTTGTTGTCGCTGCCGTCGTCATCTTAAGGATTATTGACCATCTGGTAAAAAACATTCCGCAATGGTTTTCAGGGGGAAAAATACTGCCTTACTGGAAATGGCAGAATTTCGTCAGCGAAAGGCTGAATACAATCGAAGCCACCTTATCAACGCATGAATTCTTGTTGGACAAAACTTCCGAAGGGACGCTGGAAAACCAGTTGTTTAATGATAATTTAGCGCCATTTATCAGGTTAAAGGCTTTCCGGCGGTTATTAGCCATGAAAAGAAATGGCCGAATATGGGATAAAGGGACAGAGCTGATTTTACAAAACAAAAAAACCATTAAAGACAGCGACGGGAATATTCTGGCAAAAATAGACGTATGGCGTGACGTGTTGGATACGGAATTAGGAATAAATATTGTTGATGTTGAATATTACGATGCGCGGTTAAAAGAAATCAGGCGTTCAATTTATGACGATTATTCGGAAAAATGAAATGGAAATAAGCAAAGAAGAACTTGATCATATCATAAGAGACGCAATCGCCAAATCGGAAGATGAAAAATGGAACGCGGTAAAATTTATGAAAGGCTGGATAAACCATAAATTCCTGGCATTTGTAATAGTCACATGGCGCATAAATATCCTCCTGGACAAAAGGCTTGCCGAAACAACATTTTCGCCAACGGCATTAGACCTTGCCATTGTAATAATCTGGGGCGTTGTTGTAGTAGCTTTTATATTCGGCAGAAGTCTGGATATTGCCGTGGAAAGCATGAAATTATCAGCCGAACTAAAAGCTGGCGCGTCAATAAATAAAGAAATTAAAACAGGGGGTAAAAAATGACATTAGAAGAATTCATAACTAAGTACAACGGTAAAAATGTCGATTTTGACGGAGTTTTCGGGGCGCAATGCGTTGATCTTGCCCGGCAGTACTGGAAGGAAGTATGGGGAATACCGCAGCCCGAAAGCGTTAGCGGCGCACAGGAGTTTATAACCAGATACCATGACAAACCAACAATGCGAAAGTATATCGAGCTTGTGCCGCATGGCGTTTCTCCGCTTCCCGGAGACATTGTTATTTTCGGTTCCTCTGAGTCAAACAAATATGGTCATATTGCTATTTTTGTTGCGTGGACGAACGGCGGCGGTACCATGAAAGTCTTTGAACAGGACGGATTTAAGCAGGACGGCGCGAAGATGGCGGTTTGGAAAACCGATCGCGTCATTGGATATTTGAGAAAACGAGAAGTGTAGGGGGAGGATAAATGAATGTCAAAAATATTATTAGCAGTTTTGGTATTGTTGTGCTGCTTGCTTTTTGTCTCGCAGGATGCCGGACAGTTGGAAGCTACAATGACAACACTGTCCTTGAGCATCAGAGAAGAATTATCGAGCTTGAAAACACAAACCACGCTCTTACAGAGCGAATTGGACAATACGATAAACTTGTTGAACGAACGGTCCAGCGACTTAAAGCTGTCCGAGAGCGAGCGGCTGGCATTAGAGACGCAGCGGATCGAATTGAGTACCTCTTTACAGAGTATGAACGAACGGTACAACAGCTTATATACGAGTTACGTACAAACAGCGGCACGGTTGGAAAAGGAACAGAAGATTACGAGGATATTATTTATTATCTTGCTCTGTTGGACAGGTTTGAAGGTTTTGCGGATTATTGCTGGTTGTATTTGGCCGGTAATCAATAAGTTCATTCCTTGGATTGTTGATGTCATTATTTAACCATAATGTTGGTAAAAATGTTTTCCGTAAGTCATTGCGGGGGCAAAGAATTTCAGAATGTAAGGCATCTTGCCTTATAAATATTGATAGGAGGGCAATATGAAAAAGTTAATTTTTCTGTTGCTAATGGCGGTCGCCTTGGTCGGCTTTGTGTCGGCCGGCACCGCCCATCCGCCCGGTGTATTAACCCTTGAGGTTAATTACACCGAAGCGGCACTGTCCGAATACGGCGTGGATGACCACGTTGTTACCCCGGACACGGTTCTGGTCATGGTCATGCCGATAACGGTAGAGCTACCCAGTTTACAGTTGGTTGTGGTATCATATAAAACACGGCCGCATAACGACATTATGAATATAACAGGTATGTCAACGGAATTGAGACAGGCTTGTACGGGGTTCGCCGCGGTTGATTATTATTTGCGTTGCTGACCGGCAACGGTTTTTTTCATACATTTCTCCAAACAGCCCGTATATACAACGTATACACGGGCTGTTTTTTTTGTAAAAAGCCTGTTTTCCCGCATGAAACATGAAAAAGTTACGATATTATTTTTATCGTCTCCCCTCCCCTATTGTGCTTTCATGACACCTTGAAATTAAGCAATTTCGGCTCTTCCTTTTTCATCGCCTCAGATATTTTCTTCCCGATGTCCCGGATTGTTTCAGATGTATCAACAAGATAAATCTTCGTTGTTTCTAAATCAGAATGTCCCAGCAGTTCCTGAATATGCCGAATGGATTCGCCGCGGTGTTCAAGAATTGAAGCAAGGGAATGCCTTGAACTATGGGGCACGATATTGCGACCGCGCAGAACAATGTCGGCACGGCCCAGCCATCTTTTGAAATTTTGTGATATCCACGATGAACCCGGAGTAGTTCCGTCCACCTGGGAAAAAACATATTCGTGTTGTCCATTTTCTTGCCACAATTTTCGTATCGCTTCTTGCAGTATTGGGTCAAATGGCGCCAAACGTTCTCTTTTCCCTTTTGGCGGCCCCAGTTTTTTATCTACATGGTCAAAACATTGCCACGCCCAGCAGACGGTTATTTTCGGTGTATCCCAATCGAGATCGCAAGGTTTGAGAGCAAAAACCTCAGCCCGGCGCAACCCTGAAAGAAACATAGCGGCGCATACCGCTAATTCCATGGACGTATTCAAAACACCAGGTTTGAATAGCTTAATCATTTCTTCTTCCGGCAGAGCGTCACGTTTTTTGCCTTTATATCTGGGCATTTCTTCCATGTATAAAAACGGATTAAACCATTGCCGGTTTTTCCTTTGATAAACATTGAAAGCCGTCTTAATAAATCCTACAACCATGGAAAAAGTACGGGTGCCCCCCAGAGAAATATCCGTCTCTCTTTTCTTTTTTCCCCCGACAATCTTTTTTTTCAGCGAAAGGCGCGTCATGTATTCAAGGATATCTTCCTCCTCAATTTCCGCCATTTTTAATTGTGTAATCGGATCATTTTTGATATGGCAGGTAAATAAACAGCGGTATCCGTCAAGAGTACCAACAGAGAATGGGCGGTTTTTGGAAGCGTTAATGCCTGTCCGCGGACTTGTTTCAATCCTTGTAAACTTTTCAAGCCAATCACCGACAGTTATATCCAGAATGACAATGCGCCGAGCGCTGCCTTCTTCCTGTTTTTTCTTGAGATAATTTATAAGGGCAAACGCGGCCGCTTCCGCAGCGGTTTTTGTCCTGGGGCTACGGTACTGGGCTAATTCGTCCGGCAGGTCATGGAAACTCCGGCGCCGCCATTCATCACAGACACGGCCCGGCAAGCCACAGGAAGGGTTAAGCGTAAGTTGAAAAGTTTTAGAATCATTACGCCGGGGAGTAGTAAAGGGTTTCGCTGTTTTGGACATAGCATCTCCTTCATGCAAAAGGATAAATGCACGATACGTGCACGATGCTACCCAACTCAAAAAAAATGGTCTCTTGCCATTTCTGTAATTCCTTATGTAATAAGGAATTAGCAATTTTCCCCAGGGAGGATTTGAACCCCCACAAGCAGATCCAGAGTCTGCCGTGCTACCATTACACAACCGGGGAGCGTATCTCAGCCTGACAATAGTCTATAAAAAACGTATACAACTGTCAAGCCGCATTTTGAACAGTTCAGGTCCGGCGCACGGCCTTGAAGAGCGCAGCGCGGCTGATTTCGGTCCATACCGGACGGCCGTGGGGACAATGGGGATCGGGCAGGTCAAGGGCTTCTTTTGCCAGAGCAAAAGCCGTCGCGTCGTCAAGATAGTCGCCGTCGCGTACCGCCCGATGACAGCAGAGGGTGGCTGCCCAGCGTTCAGCAATGTTTTCGCTGGCACTGCGCAGGGCAAGAATTTCCCGCACAGTGTCGGCATCGCTTGACTGCCAGCCCTCAGGCAGCGCGTCGATTCGCCAGCCGTCTCCATCCTTTTCAATAACAATGGCCAGTCTGGCCAATTCGTCTTTTTTTGCCGCAAGAAAACCGGCATCTTCCGCAGTTTCGGTGTTGAAAACAATGGGTATCAACAATTCTTGTTTGGGAATGGGGGACGCAAGAAAACGGTTATACAGAATACGCTCATGGGCGGCGTGTTGATCAATAATAAACAGTTTGTCGCCCCATTCGATCAATAGGAAAACCCCAAAGACCCTTCCCGCATAGCGCGGCTCGCCGTAAATGGGGGCTTCTTCGGCGGCATGGAAAGAGTCGGCAATGGAAGCAATGTCATCAATTTTATGTACCATCGGCAATAACATTGCCGCACCCGCGTTAGGCGCATAAGCAGCAATGTGAGCGCCGCCGCCCTTATCAGGCGAGAAAGATGATTTCTGGTATTCAAAAGACTTGTCCTCAGGAACCCTGTCCCTCAGCGCCTCCAGCGCCAGCGGCATACTTTGTTCTGTCTCCGTCCGCATTCCGGTTTTCAGGTTCAAGCGGCGGCAGAAATCCCGCAAGCCGGTGGTTATCGCGTGATGAATAGCGCCGGGGTCCTGAAAACGAACCTCTCGTTTGGCCGGATGAATGTTAAAATCCGCCAGAGCGGGGTCAATGTCCACATATACGGCGCCCAGGGGATGAACGCCGTTGGGGAACCATCCCTGAGTTCCGTATTCCAATGCCGTCATAAGGGAATAATCCTGTATTCGCCTGCCATTCGCAAACACATACAACATCCGCCGGTCAACACGGAACAGTTCCGGGCCGCCGATTACTACTTCCGCGGAAAAGCCCTCGCCGCCGACATGAATCTGGTGAAGCAAATTCCTTTCCTGATTATCCAGAAGGGCGGCGGCAAAACGTTCCTTTTTTGAAGCAGCGACGGGAAGAAAAACTTTTGACCGCCCATCCTGGGAAAAACGAAAAGTGATCTCAGGAAAGGCAAGGGCTTTTTCGATAAATATCTGGCGGCACAGCGCCGCTTCGCTGCCCTCGCGCTTGAGAAAGCGTTTGCGCGCGGGAAGGGTATCATACAGGTTAAGAGCTCGGACGGTACTGCCCCTGGTTCTGTTGGCCGGTTCCATATACGGAGGGCGGCTTTCACCGGGACCTACGGTAAACCGCCACGCCTCTCCGTTGTTAATACTACTGACAATTTCCAACTGCGCGACCGCCGCCGCCGCCGCCAGCGCCTCGCCCCTGAAGCCAAGTGTTTCGGAGGTATTGAGATCATCAAGACAGCGTATCTTGCTGGTTGCGTGGGCAAGCCAGCACATTTGAAGGTCGTCACGATTCATGCCGCTGCCGTTATCGGCAACCTCAATTTTTTTGCTGCCGCCTTCTTCAATGGAAACTTCAATATCAGAAGCGCCCGCATCAATGGCATTATCAAGAAACTCACGGATTAACGCGGCGGGCCGGTCAATTACTTCCCCCGCGGCAATACGCCGGGCCTCTTCCGGCGGCAGTACCCGTATTACGGCAGTGGTCTGGCACAT